CTCCTTATTCACCATAGTGAGTATCAGGATATTTCGACTGGTCGCATATGGCCTGAGAAGGTGTAGTAAACGAAATACCAGCACCATCGGCTAATTGCGAACCGTCATTTTTTTTACCTGGAACATCACAATCGTCCCCATAAGACAATGGGTCGCTATCAGTAGTTACTAATGTACCTGTAGTCGCATTTACGGTACAAAACGCATCTATCATTGCATCAAAGTCGGCCCATGTCATCCCAGCTTCTATGGATTTGTGTGGGTTTCTCTTTAGCCAATATCTAAATGCATATAACGTTTGTACTGCTGTCATTGCAGCCATAATAATACTCCTTATTTATGTCCAAATATTTTAACAAAGTTTTCTCTATACTTCTTCCTATTGCAGGGTCGTGGAGTATCTCCCTTACCTGCACCTGTATCTCTTCTTTTTCTGGGCTGTCCGTCTCTGTCGGTGTAACCAGCTTCAAACGTGCGGCGATTTACTTCGTCCCTTACATTACTTTCAGACTCAGTAGCTGGCACTATCTCATCAGAATACTTGTGTTTTTTTATTATTATTTGCATTAGAAGTAGGGAGGGATTTCTCCCTCCCATCTCCTTACTTCTTTTTTTTGTCCTTTTTTTTATCAGACTTTTTATCATCTTTAGGGACAATACGTTTGCCGTTTTCATCAAACATAGTCATTGTCATTTTCCTTAAAAAGTACCTTGCAACATAATTAACGGGCCGTCATTTGAAGCATCGCCAACCATAACATAACCAGCGTACTGACTCGTAACATATGTCTCGATATTACCGTGAACATCAACCGAGCCATCATGCCGCCAGAAACAGCCACCAAGGTAAGTATTGCCAACAGTGCTTTGCGGCGCTACAAACGCAGGGCCACGGGTCTTTATCCAGCCATAATAATTGTCCGTCAAAAGAGCTATAGGAATACCTATAAACCCTTGCGTTCCGCCAGAGTTGCCCTGTTTGACAGCAGAATATGGATTTGCATAAAGCTCCATAGCATCAGACGTAGTAACTGCTACCGCAAGCGGACGGTCAAGATAAAATGTAGTCGTAGTCCCTGATGTCGCATCATTACCCTGAATACCATATGCTTGCCCACCACCAGTTGCGTGGAATATAACCATGTAACCGCCGGCGTACTGGTCTTCAGTAATTGAACCCTCTGTGAGTGTAATCTTGTTTGAACCGGCTGAAGAGGCCGCACCAATAGCCTCATAACTTACAGCAGCACCAGTACCTTCATCCCACACACCCATTTGGTATGACGTATAGGTTGAAGCGGCCTTACAATACTTATAGACACTTCCATCCCACGCTATATGGCGCGTTCCAAGCACGAACCTTTGGGTTTCATCATTAGTTGAAAGCCCGAGATTGTTATCGCCAGTGTAGTCATGCGGAACAGCAGGCCAGTTAATCGGATTAAATGGGTATTGAAAATGGTTACTCATTTTAATCTCCTTTCAAGATTAAGCAGCGTCAAGCTCAATTGAAACTACTGCGGGGCCTTCGACTCTCGTTGCGCCTATTCCCAGAGTCGAATATATCTGGGTAGAATCCAATAGGTCGTTACGAACGGATATACTTATTTGCGGTTCACTCTGAACGCCTAATACTATGGCATCCTGAGCAAAAGCAAAACTACGGATAGCAGCAGTGTCAGTGCCCGTTGGTAGTCTTGTACTCTTAATGAACTTAAAGCCCATGAAAGTATCAACAGCACCCTGCGCCAATGCTTTAACTGTGTTGTAATCTGCACTTTTAACCTCAGTTGTATTAAGTAACTGGTTAATATTGTGCGGATTAGTCAGGAAGTAACGCTGCCTGCCTTCATCAATTTCAGCATTATCCAAAAGCTCCTTGCAAGTAAGAAGTTTGGCAATAGTTAATGGCGTCTCTGTTGCATTGGAATGCGCTGTTCCAGCCGCCACAACAGTACCGTCAGAGTCAATAACTCTGCATTCACCATCAGCATAATAGGGAATCGTAGTACCGCCGGTATGACCGCCGTAAGCATTCCCGCCAAGTGCGGCAATAATTACATCGTCAATCTGCCTGTTCAAAGAATATGCTTGATTCTTAGCATAAGCATTCTGAGGGTCTATAAGCATTTTCAGCTTATCAGGCTTATCAATAATATCAGCAGGGACTACATAATCCAATATCGTTAATTGTCGTCTTGTGTGGTCAGCATCGGAAATAGGAGTTTCGCCATGTCTTGCACCACGTGGCTGTGCATCCTTTGGGCCGATGCGTTCCACAAACATTGTATCACCTGTAACCGGTTCCTCTCGGCAAGCCATTCGCAGCAATTGAGCTTTTTGCTGCGACAAAAGCAGAATATTGCTCGAAACCTGGTCCACAAAGGTGATGGGTATTTGTGAACTCATCGTTTTACCTTTCAATAAATTGTATTTTACCTCAGAAAGGTAATCCACAACGTGTGGGCCGTTTCCTATCTAACGCCGATAAGCGAGTCGTCTACGACTATTTTTTGGGCCTTATGAAAGGTAATCCAGTTTTCATAAAACCAGAAAAGGCAGTTAAGTATTCTTTTCCGGCTTCATTTTTTTCCTTATATCCATAATTCTGTTAGCTAATTTCATTCTTTGCTCTCTTGTACCATTAAGATAAAGAGGATTTTCCATAATCTCGTCTATCTGAGACTGATAATCAGCAGGTGTCGGTATATTGGTGAAATTCGGCGATTTACCTTCCGCAAATTTTCTTCCAAGATTAGAAGAGTACTTTATGAAATCAGGGTCATTGCCGAATTTCTGCACAAGACGATTCTTAAAATCTATATCGCCTAACGTGCCTTCTTCTACCGCTATATTGCCGAGATGTTTATTCTGCTCAAAAGCAACTCCCCATTCAGCAGTGAGATTTCTAATCAATTCAGCTTTTTCCATCTCTTCGGTTTGTTTTATGGCCTGATAATCAGCAAGCATGTCTTTTGCGAATTCATTTATAAGATTCTCCGCAGCCTTCTTGCTGATACCAGCCTTGTAAAACCTTTCCTGCCAAGCCTCCAGTCTTTCCTTTGGAAATGCCTGCTCTAACAACTCCTGCGGAAAATCGTCAGGAGCTTTCAGGTTGTAATCAGCAACAGTATCAGGCCTACCGCCTGCCTTGTAAAACGCCTCCCATACTTCCTCACTCGATGACTCGGTAGGAACCTCCATTGTGTTCTTGCCTACCATCGACTTGGTATTCACGAAAGACTTTGCTAAATCATTTACAGACTTAAATGTAGCAAGGCTTTTTTCTGTACGCAGGCTCTCGTCCAGTGTGTTCTGCCAACCATCCAGTAATGCCCCATCGTTACCAAAATAAGTCGACGGAACCTCAACTGCCTGAGCCCCTTCAGCCGGAGTGCCTTCAACTGGAGTACCAACTGCCGGAGTTTCAATAGAAATATCAGCCATTTTTGCCCTCCTTCCTTACAAATTGCTTCATATTCTCAGGGTCATTCAGGTATTTCTTTGCCGTGGATTTTAGCAATTGAATACTAAAAGTCTCAATCCTTACATCAGGATTGTTCTCCATAAATATAAGCTCCTGCTCTTTTGTCTGGCAAAAACACGGCTTGCGGCCAACTTCTTTGTCAACAGGCCTGCCATCCTTAATTACTATATTACCATTATCATCTCTTTTCTTTCCGACAACATCGTACGCAATAAGCTCAGTAACTTTTACGCATCCTCTTGCCACGTCATCATCCTGTTCAACTTCAACATACATCTCTTTAGGGGCTTGAATAATCCCTTTTGGGGGTTCAGCTAATCCTTTTTCCATGATAACTACTCCTTGTTTAATTTACTTAAGTCATAATCAAGCCAACGCCTGATTTCCAATATCACCGAACGTGCACCTTCGTTAAAAGAGCTTTTTCTTTCAGACTCTTCCACAAAAGTGCTTCTTTTTTCCAGACAAAATGTAGATAAATGCTTAAGAACTCTAAGGCCTGGCCCCGACCCGAATGAATACTTAAAATCAGCTACACGCTCCTGAACTATCTGTTCTCTTGTTTTTTCTTCCATTTACTTTTTCCTTGGCTTCCAGCCATGAGCAACTGCTCTTAATAAGTTAGCCTGTCTTTTTGCCTTTTTTTTCGTAGTACGCTTGGCACTTGTTTTGCCACCATGCGTAACACGATAACCACCTTTAACTTTTTTAATATGTACGGGACTCATTATGACACACCTTATTTCTCTATTATTTTCATACCTAAAACTTCTATTTCCGACACGATACCAGAGGAACAAAACTGCAATGTTTCTTTTCCTAATTGCCCTATTTTATCTTTTTTTAATCTCAAAAATTCGGGCACAGGTTTATTTTGCTCCAAAAACCAACTTCTCATTTTTAATAATCTATCTATAATCATTCTTTTACCCTTCCATTAAAAGCTCTGCCGGACTACCCTGTTCCGGCGCTTTCGTAGCACTTTGATAAGCCTGACCACCGGCCTGAGCAGCCTGTAAAGCCATTTGCTGTTCCTGCAACCTGCGACGAGCCTCTCGTTTAGCATCACGTTCCTCTGTCGATGACATATCCTCGGTATTAACACCAAAGGTTCGACCCATACGCATAATAGCATCGTCAGCGTCAACATTGTCAATTGCGCCGGGAAATACCGCTTCCATCTGGCCAACAAACGAAACCCATTCCCTGAACGCCTTAGCCTGCTGACTCCGTAACTCAAGAGCAAACGGCCCTATAAACTCCAGACCAAAGTTTGCACCTTCTAAATCTGCCGGTGGACGCTCAACAACACCATTCCGAATCAACAACAGAATACTGCGAGAAACACAACTCTCTAACAACTCATACCATACACGGGCAACCGGAGGGCCAATCTTGTGCCAAGTCTGCTTAATCCGTTCCTGTATCTCAAGCGTAGTCCTTCTGTCTCCTGTCAAATTTTCCAAAGGCGAAAAAGCATCTCTGTAAAATGCTCGGTCAATTATCTCCTGCTGGAATTTTATTGATTTTTCAGTTATAGGAAAGTTACCATTCAAACCAGGGTCAAGCGCTCTGCTGGAAGGTAACTCATTGACAATATTCACGGCGCCGGGCGTAACCCTAAGAGAACCGTCAAACGACTCCAGAACCTCACGTGGGGGATTACCCCATAAATTGGCAATATCAATAAAGTCCCTGCATGACCTGTCGAGAACTTTAATTTGCGGTAGTATCTCAGTCCCTATCCCCCTGCCATGTTTTTCATTTGCCGGACGCTTCCATCGGGCACTATGGTATGGAAACTCAGCAAAACCACCACGTTCAACTACCAATTTCTCTCTCTCATTTACAACTATTGACTCCCACGGCATGTTTTCAGAAACATTCTGGGAAAGATTTGGGTTAATTACCTCACGTGGTCTTACAACGTAAATAAACTTAAATAATTCATTGCTCTTTTTGGGGTCGGAAAAAGCCTTTCTCACCTCTTTACCTACGTTTTCCTTGCCAAATTCAGCTATAGCCTGCCTCGGAGTGTATTCTGTTGTGATAATTATTCCGTCAACTAACCGCTTACTGTTCTCAAGGAATTGATAAGAACCCAGAACACAGTTTTTGTAATTCAAACCAGTTTCAGGCGTCCATTCAGAATAAATACTTGCAGGGCCGAAAATTATCAGGGACCTTAATACCTCATCAAACTCAGTTATAAAGTTAGACTTGAATATTTCCTCATGAGCTATTTCAGTCAACATTGAAGTATACCTTTGCGAGCGACTGTTGACTTTGGTAGTACCCGTTTTTATGGCAAAAAACAACTGACCCGACGGTATTAAAATCTGCTTCAAACCAGATACCATATCCTCACTGTCCAGCATAGGTGTCTGGTCGTAAATCTCGGTAGTCCTTTTGGTACCTGGCTCAAAAGTAGAGTCTATCTGGACGTAAGGATACAATTTATCAGCCGTCTCCTGCCATAAACTTCTTATATTGGCCTGAGCAGCTAACTCTCGATTACGCAAATCAATTATTTCAGTAGCCTCTGACATATTATTTTTCCTAACAAAAAAAGCCCTATAACCAGTTATGGTCATAAGGCTTCGTATTAACGATTGTCCTAAATTTATTTAGTTTTTATCGAAAGCATCAATAATCACATCTTCAAGTTTTTTCTCCATTTCCGACTCCTTCATTAAGGTTGTCTTTTTTTATCGTCTGCTCTACATTAGAACTGACATATTTACTATTATAAAAGTTAAATGTAATTTTACCATAAAAATCAGGTAAAATCTTTTCTAATCTCCTGCCTTCTTCGCTCAGCAATATCCTTATACGTTCAGGTATCATTTTGCGCCCTCAATCAATTCTGCCACAATAAGGCGTTTTGCTTTTTTTATACTTTTCCCATTCCTTAATACAATAATCAGCTATTTCTTCACGCTCAGCCTTCGTAAAATTACTGTCATCTATACCCCCATCCCACCCCTCCGACATCCCTAAACCAATAACTCCGCAGTTAGCATAAAATTTTGTACCAGTAGAAAGAGTGTAATAATTATCCTTGTATTCCATCTTTAAGTCCTCGTATAATCGCTTATTGCTTCGGTTTGCTGTTTCTTTTTGTATCTTGAAACAGTCTTAACTCTATGGCCTCCAGCAGCCAAAAGAAAATAATTTAACGCACTCCTGAAATCATCCTGCCTGTCTCCGGTCTTCCTATACCTGAAAGTAATAGTACCTTTTCGACTGTCCGTTTCCTCAAACTTGGCACAATTGCAGCATTGACGGGCAAATTCCTCTGTTTCAGGACACTGACAGGGAAGTTTAATACTGCCATCAGTGAGTAATCTGTGAGATTTATCGAAAATCTCCGTCTTATTCACCTTAACCACTCCGGTGTTTTCGTTAAAAATAGCACCAGACGCCTGATTATCCTTGTATTCACACAAAAACGTCTTATGACCCACCTCATTCTGAAATTTCCTCGCCGACTCATAATAAGGGCCTATATCAACTACAGTACTCTTTACATTGTACTTTCGGGCTAAATAAAGAACTTCCTGAAAACCCTTGGCCTTGACCGTGCGCAATATCTCATATCTCTTATTATCTACCTTAATCCCTATAACAACTGCATGATAGGCCTTGCCAACGTCAACACCCATAGCACACGGCCCACTATGACGGACCGCAGGGTAATCCCGACCACAATTCGCCAAAACATCATCTTTGCGTAACTTATCCTCTTTAGCAGAATAAGGCCGACCTAACTTCAATCGGTAAACATCAGCCAAATTGCCAAACGGAGGGTTAACAAAATCCTCAAGTATCTCAGCAGGGTCATTTCGGGGACTTATTAACTGACTTGCCATATAACCGTGCATATAAGACGATTTACTCGGATAATCAGGAACCCACTCACCTGTACCATCACCGGCCCACGGGGGTACCTCCTTACCACATTTATCGCAAGCTACATAACCTGTACCATCCTTGCGTATCTTAACGCAATTCGGAAAACTCTTCTCAGCACACGTCCAATGACCACAACTGCACTTCCTGAACCAATAACGCTGGTCACTTTGCTTAAAGATTAAGTCAATTCCAAAGTCCTCATGCGATGGATTGCCAAGATAAATCTCTTCCTTAACAAGACTCTCATTCATTCGACTCTTGTACTTCTCAATTACATTCACGTCCATATAATCAACTTCGTCAAATACCACCCTGTCAACAGGTATGCCAGCAGTCTTAGATGAAGTACTCTCGTTAGAATCACCTATCCTCTGACTCTGACGAGCACCACGTAAGTATAAATAACTACTGCCAATCGTCTTCAACGATGTAGTATCCGTACCACGCTTCTGAGTCTTTACATACCGACCTACAAATGTCTTGTTCTTGTCAATCAAAGGATTAAATCGACTCTTACTAAACTCACCAACCTCGTCATTCGTAGGAAATATATACGCAACCCCCTTAGGATACCTGCCATATATCATACCATGTAAACTCTTAATCACCTCCATCTCCGTCGCACCCATTATCTGGGCACCCTTCATATAACATATCCGACGGGCATCAGAACTCATAGGCTCATTCTGGTACTCACGACCAACAAAACTAAATACCCCAGACTGTAAACGTAATCGACACGACTTGGCCCAATGACCTGCATTAGCCTGCATCAACCTACTATTCAACCTCGGGTCAGTATAGTCTATCATTGCTTAAACCTTTGTGGATAACTTCTCCAACTTTTTCTATTTACAGGTATTTCCTGAGCCTCAGCCATGTTTTTTGCAACTTTCAAATTGTGGATAACTCATATTATACCTTATCAAAGACCTAATACGTCCTGTTTTGCTCTGGCCTACCTAAATCTGGGGAGGGATAGTACATTTTTCCGGCCCCCGCCCCTTGGGGGGTTTTGCCTTTTCTCTGCCCCCCCCCCTTGGCTTGGCCTGAGCTTTGGCTGGCCTTGAGTCCTGAAAGTCCTTTGGTCATTGCTGAACCCCCTTAATTGGCTTTTTTAAGCCACGATATTTGCTGTACCCTTACTAATGTC